AGCAATTTTTGGAAGTTCTTTAGTTTGTGCAGAATCTTTGGTAACATACTTATCAACTAAACCTGCTTTCATATTATCTAAAAATTCTATATGTGCATTTAATAATCTTGCTGACTCATTGATTAATGCTTGACGATTAGGATCATTTATATCCATTGTTGCTAGTTGTGTTGTAACTTGAGCTAGTCTAGATAAACTTGGAGATCCTGAATCAATTAATTTCATAAAATCATTTTCACTAATACCAAATAATTCTGCTGCATTAGTTATATTTATAGAATCTTTTACCTGATCAAATTTTTCTCTTTTTATTTCTGCAAATTTCCATGGATCAAAAACACCATCAATTGTAGCATCTGCTTTAGCATTTGATGATAGTATAGATAGTTTTGCAATTGTCATTGCTGGAGTTTCTATACCACCTGCAGATGGATAAAACATTGGAAAATTCATTGCAGTTATTCTAAGTCCTTCAGCTGACATTGCATCCATATTATACTCTGGAGTTTTATATGCTAAACTACCTACTTGATTTTCCCAAGTATTCCACGCAAGTCCTGAATATAATTCTAAAGGTTTTGAAATTGATGCTTTAGTTTGATTTGTAAATTCTTCAACAGATGTATAGGGACTATCTACTTTAATACCACCACTTTGAAATAATGCTTCTGTAACTTTTTTTTGTACATCTTCTGGTTTACCAACAAATGTATCACCTTTAAGATATTCTGCCATTGGTGCAAATAATAATTTTAATTGATCTTCTGAATAATTTTCGTATTCAGGATTATATTTTTTTGCATTACTTAAAAAATCTAATTCACTAGATCTAAAATTACTTAACTTTTGATTTAAGTCTTTTTCATTAGCCATTCTTTCTGCTCTTAAATCTACACCTAAACCTCTAAATAATGCTGCTTGATCATCTGCTTTTTTATTTGCTCTTTCATATGATTCAGCCATAGCACCATAGCCAACTTCACCTATAGGTCCTGTTAATAAATCACTTAATATTCCCATATTATACTCCTATATCTGGTCTTGTCATTAAACCTTCCTGTGCTGGTAATTCAGGCATTGGTTCTTGAATACCCATTTCATCTTGTTTCATTGCCATTTCTTGTAATGTTGCATCTTCCATAAATTCAGAATCTTTAGGATCACCTATACCAATTCTAATATTATCTATCTGTGCATCTTTTGCCATCTTTGCAAGTAACATAGCAACTAATGGTTCTAATATTTTAGCAACATCAACTGTCCATTTACCTTCAAGATATCCAGAAAATGTAATTATTTTTACTAGGGCTTCTATTGGTATACCGATACTCATTAACATTAATGCACGTTTACCAGATGTTTCATCTAACATTCTATCATTAATAAATTCAATAGCATCTTCTGGTTTAGCATAAGTTGGAGGATGTTCCCATGCTGCATTACCTGGAGTATCTGTTAATGATTGTCCTGGTACTGGTGCATCAAATGAATTATATTGAGATTCGGTATATCCAGTATCTCCTAGTCTTACTTCTTGAATTAAATTATTTAGTCCTTTCATATTATACCGTTAGTTTAATTGCTCTTCTTACTTTACCTGGTTCTTCAAATGCTTCAGCCATATTTAAATAAGCTAAATAATTTTTTTGTAAAGTTACCCATTCACTTCCAGAGTCAGCTGTTGGTTTATCTAATCGTAAATCCCCTGCGAATCCACGTTTATCTGCACCTTCCATTAAGCTCATTCTTGTAGCACCAAAACTTAAATTAGGTTTTTGTGCTATTAATGATGGTACTGGTCCTTGTCCAGGTTGTCCACCACCACTTAAATTCATTACAGTATTAACTGCACCTGCTACTGTTTTTATTCCAGTCCAAATACTTCCCCAACTCATTTATCCTCCTATGATTTATTTATAATTGCTATTCCAAATCTTCCTAGCATTTCATACATTTTTGTTTTTTGATCTTCATTCTTAACATCTAATTCTGTTGTTCTTTCTAAAGCTGCCAAAGCTGCATTATGTGCTCTATTTGATGCAGTTTCAGAAGCACTATTAACCCATGATGCTTCATCTCTCCATTGTTGCCATAGATTAGATAATGCATAGTTAGATAACTCTAATAAATTCTGTGCATTTAATTGGTTAGTTGCATTTACTGCTGTAGTATTAGCAGTATTAATTGCTCTTCTCCAAGTAACATTTGATTGGTCTATAGTTCTTTGGTTATCTGAATTAAACTTCTGTCTCTCATTATCTAGTGTTGCATTAAATTGATTAATGGCTGCAATTCTATCTGTATTAGCTTTATCTACTGCAACTTGATTCTGTGCATTTATTGCTGAAATTTTATTTGATTCAGTATTTGCAAACTGTTTCATGGCATCAGTTCTAGTTGCATTCTGCTGATTCATTTGCCCAATTAAATTATCATAAAATTTATTTACTTCATTGGTACTTGTAGCATTAAACTGTGCTGCAGCATTTGAAGCTGCTTGATCAGATAATAAGAATGCCTGTCTAGTTGTAAGGTTAGCTAGTGATGTTTGTTGTTTATTAGATAAATTAGCCATATCCATTTGCAAATAACCATTAGCATTTGTTACAGCAGCTTGTTGTCTATTATTTAAATTCTGGAATATCATCTGCTTATAATTCTCAGCATCTGCTTGAGCAATAGGTATAGCAGATTTCATTATACCTTCAGCTAATGCTTCAGCCATCATTGAACTAGCACCCATACCTCTTTCTTGCATAGCTGCTTTAGTTGCTTCAGCTGCTCCTCTAGCCCATACTGGCATAGCAGTACCTTGTGCTAAAGCTGTAGATACATCTGTTTGTAAAGATTCTAATTGACCCCTTACAGTTGCATCAGAAGTAATAGCACCTGTTTGTGCTGTCATTGGTTGTGATAAAGTTCCTACTTGTGCCGTAGCTGTAGGTATTGCACTACCAACTTGAGCCGCTGTCATTTGTGTACCTGTTTGTGCAGTAGGTACTGTACTTGTTGTAGCTGTAGGTGCTGTTGCAGCCGTAGCTGTAGGTGATGTAGGAGTTGTAGGCGTTGCTGCTGCTAGTGCACCTGTAAGTCCAGAAGTACCCATTAATTCATTACTAGCTACTTGTTGTACTTGAGGTGTTATAGTTGTACCTGTAGGAGCTGTTGGAGTCGACAACAAAGTCGACATTAAATCAACCGCTTTTTTAGTATTTGTTTGCTCTGGTTGAGTATATGTTACAGCACCTTTCTGTAATGCTACTGTATCTGGTGTTTTTGCCATTATCTTCCTTGTCCTCTATATTTTTTAAATGATCTTCGTTTATGTTTATTCATTGTACTTGTAATTGGTCTTCTACCAATGCTTGTTCCTTTTAAAGTTTTAGTATATTGTACTACTGCCCCATAGTTTGGTACTTTGCTCATTTAAATTTATGATTTAGGATATTTATCTTTGACTGCTTGAACTCTAGCTTGTTCTGCTACTAAACCATTCTCAATGATATTTTCTATTTGTTGAGTATTACTTCCATATTCTGATTGACGATTTTTAATAACAGCTTGATTACTTTCCTCTGTATTTGCCGCTTCTTCTTGTGCCGCTAATTGTTCGTCAGTTGGTTTAGCAATTTCTAAATTCCATTCTTTTATATATGGAGAACTAACTCCATCTATCATGTCATCTTGAAGTCTTACATCTGATAAGAAATCTATAGAACTAACTCCATTTGCTTTTGCGTATAATCTAATTTTTGTATTTAAGTTTGCCATTATGCTCCTATGTAATTATTTTAAATCCACCAAAGTGGCTTCTTCTTTGAGTTGCTTCAGTAACAAGACTACCACCACTTGCTTGATACCCAAAAACTTCATAATAATCATCAGCATCAGCTGTATCAATTGTGCTAATTGAAATAGAATTTTCTCTATTAGTATCCACATTTTTTCTGTTACTAACAAGAGCAGCACCATTTTTATATATATAGACTGTTGAATAATCTACAGTAAAATGTAATCCAGCAAAGATATAATATTTTCCAGCAGTTGCTGGTGTCCATTTATATGAGGCAAATGTTCCATCTGAATCATATAATTCTGTATCAAAAGTAATTTTAGTAGTTGTTGTATCTGCCAATGTCATATCTCCAGACAATGTTGCAAAAAAAGATGGAGTGTTAGCCGCCGCCGCTTGAAAATCTGATGCTGTTGCAGAAGTAGCTGTCCAAACTTGGTCTGCACTAGCTGTATCACTTCTGTTTATACTTCTATTATTTAATGTTGTTATTGCCATTTATTATTCTCCTGGTTTTGTTGGAAATTCTTTTGCTTCAACTTCTTCAACAGTAGTCAAACCATCAGGCAAATCTCTTAAAGCCTGACGATAATTCGTCATGTCTTGTGTCATGCTTACATCTTGCAAACCA